TACACCGGCAAACTTGTACAAGTCCATCAGTTGAGCAATTATCCAAGTATTCACCTGTTCATCTGGATAGGTTTCTCCGAGCAAAGCCAATGAAGGCGCATTCCCCTTGAACGAACGTTCCACATTTTGAGCACATACAACCTGTAATGAAGGATTGAACTTTTTAGCGAAACTTTCACCGTCCCCGTATCTATTTACTACTAACCGTGTCCTTTCCGAAAGCTTTTGCGGCATATTCGAGGATTTCACGGTCTGTTTGTTCCTCTCGTGATTTTGCCCCGTTTGGAATTGCCGGATAGTTTCTGCTATTATTGTTGTCATAATTACCTGATATTACTTTCTCAAAATTCGTTGGTTTGATAAGCCAATCGAAAGATGCTGTCCAGCCTTTTTTGTTCTGACCTTTCAAGAAATCGCTTTGATATGCCCTATGAATCATGTCGGCAAACGTCTTTTTGCCATAAGATTTTATACGTGCGTTAATCATCCCTTTACGGCTATCAGAAAGCGGAGTCCTGACCGTACCAAATACACCTTTTGTTTCTTCATTGAAGAATTTGACAAGTTCGGAGTAATCGATATGTTCGGCGTGGGGCTGCGAAGTCCCACATACAAGAGATTCGTCAGAATCTCCTATATTATTTTCTTTCTTATCTTTATTAACTTTGTTTCCTTGCTGTTTCCGAGGTGTTTCCTTAGTGTTTCCTTGCTGTTTCTTTTCCGTTTCCTCTCGTATTATTTGCGAATTGTATTTATCGTAATTACAGATAGTTATAACGGTTTGTCCTGTTTCCTTTGGTGTTTCCTTTATTATCATTTTGTCCTGTATCAGTAGATCCAAGAATGAATTTACCTTCTTTGTAGACCACTGCCAACGACCAGCTAAAAACCGCAATGAAGCAAGAATCTGGCCCCTCTTAACCTCTATAAACCTATTGCCGATAAGTTGTTTCGTGTCTTCAAATCGTGCGCTCTGAATCAAATCAAGCCATGCTTCAAACCTCGAATATATGCGCTCTTCGCACCACAATTGGTGCTCAAATAGTCGCCTGCTAATAGGTATGTAATATTCCATAATCAAATCGCATAATCACAGTTTCGTTTGCTGTCGGCAACGAAACGCCTGTTGAAAAAACTACATAGAACCACTTTGGGATTCCCCATTGATACCTTGACTGGCTTCCCTCTCTTACATTTTGAGCAGGTATCCGGACGGATGGCCTGTCGTTCGTTCTTCTTTACCATATCTTTAGAATCTTACGTTTGTCAATTGTCTTCCTCTTGAAAACACAGCCCACTTTCCGTTACCCGTGTCTTTCAAATGCAAATCGGAAACTTCACCGAAACGGTTGATGTTACCGCATAAATCCACAAACCATGCGGCTTCCTTATCTTTATGAGGACGGATGCAACGACCTACAATCTGGTAATACATCGCAAGTGACATGGTAGGTCTGGCCATAACAACTGTGTCAAGTTCTGGGTAATCAAAGCCGGTAGTAAGTACACCAACATTGGCTACTACAGGTATTTCCCCGACCTTGAACATTTCGAGTATTCTTTCACGTTCCTTCTTTGGAGTATCACCGGAAACAATGACACATCCGGGTATGGACATCGTCAATCGTTCCGCTTCTTTCAAAAACCGGGTAAATACCAAAATACCCTTCCTCTTGCCTCCTGCTTTCGGATTCATCAGCCTTTGGACGATATGAACGATGTAACTATAAAAGTCTATCCGTTCATATTCCTTTTGGACTGACTTATCGGTATAGTCGGCTCCGGTAGTGTTTATCTTCAAATTGAGTTCGTTCCATCCGGTAGGATTCATCGGATAGTAGTTCACCTTTGAGAGATAGCCCATATCAAGCAAGGTCGATACCTGTACATGATAAATGACCTCTGAAAACACATGGGGCTTTGTCCGGGTTATGAATTTTAGCATAGAGCCGAAGTCACGGCTGGAACTCAAACGATATGGCGTTGCCGTTAATCCAAGAACCTTGCACTTCACAGCATCGAAGAAATCCTTGTACATTCCCTCTATCGGATTCACAAGGTGACACTCGTCCACGATAATATTCTTGAAGTGGGCAAAAAGTTCCGGATGGCTTTTCACGCTACCGATGGTTGCGAATGTTATCCGGCTTATCTCTTTTGAATTGAAGGAGGCGGAATAAATGCTACAATCGAGAATCCCGTAAGAACAAAGTTTCTTGAAGTTCTGTTCAAGAATTTCCTTGCTCGGCTGGAATACCAATGTATGACCGTCAAGTCTTGAAGCTATGTCAGCTATGATAAGGCTCTTTCCACTACCGGTGGGTAACACCATGATGGCGTTTGTTTTCTTCGTCTTGTTGTTGAAGAAGGTAACGGCTGAATCAGAAGCTTGTTGTTGATAATCACGCAAAATATAACTCATACACCTTTCTCCTTTCGTAACTTCTTGTTCAGTGTTTTGTAATACTTGATTAATTGTTCGTACTCAAAATCAGTCATTTTAGTAGTACCAGCAGCTTTCACTTTTAGTAAAGCGAATTTCTGTTGTCCGATTTTATCAATCAGATTCACCCGATACCCTTCTAAATGGTCGGCTTTGAATCTATTGCAGTGTCGGCATTCGGCATGACAATTGTTTTCATCAAAACGGGTCGCCAAATGTGTACGACTGAAATAGTGGCCACAATCAGCTTGTTCAAAGGGCTTTATTTGCCCGCAACTGATACATCGAAAAACCCCATTAGGCATACAATCACGAAGCCGGATGAAAAGGGAAAACTCTTTATCAAGTTTTGCCTTCAAATCCGGCTTCTTCTTTACTGTTATACCAGCTTTGTCAAACAGTGGCAAAGGCTTGTCTTTCTTCTTTGCCTTTTTTCTTTTTATGTAATACGGCATATTTAGAATAATTTATTTGTTGCAGCGACCGGACTCAAACCGGCATCTAAAGTGCAACCCTTACGGGTGTGGCTGCCATTTCCACATTATGCAACACACCGCCATGTAAGCAAGCCATATCTTCACAGACCGAGCTTGCCGAATTAAATGAATCTATTGAATCAAATTTATTATCACTCTGTCTCAACGATGATAGATAACTGGCCACAAGCGGCCCCGTTTTCAATTTCAGACTTTGTTGCGATTGCTACTGCGTAATCGTAACCCATTTGTTCAAGTTGTTCTTTAATCTTTTCCATAACTCTGAAAATTAAAATGTTTATACTAAATTCACTCCCTCGATAATTCCGTTACCGAGATTGTTTTTCTCCGATATGTTGTTTGGATTTATTGGGGATAGCTTAACAAAGAAGTACTCTTTATCAAAATATTTCTCCAGTTTTTCCGTATCAAAATCTGATTCATTCACCAACGTAAGATTGATAGTGGTTTTCAGGTTACTTTCGGTTCGAATCCGACCAAGTTCTCCTATACTCATCTTCTTTGGATAAGGAATAAGCCAGTTTCGTTTCTCTTCATCAAAGCTATGCAGACTGATTTGAAGCGTCACATTGCCTTTAACGAAAGAAAAATCGCTCCCCTTAATTCCAATCGTTGAAACATAATGGTGAGTGTTCGGATATATTTCAGAAATACGCCCGATAGCTTCCTTTACGGCTTCAATGTTCAAGAATGGTTCTCCCATACGGGTATAGTTTATCTTGAACTCATTGGCATCGCAAGGGTCGAATCCAGCCTGCTCAATGGCAAATTCCACCTGACCGACAATCTCATCAGCCGTAAGGTTGCGATAGCGTTTCATATTACCTGTAGCACAAAACTTGCATCTTACAGGACATCCGCTCATTGTCGAAACGCCAATCATCCAGCGTTCGGAACGACTTCCCAAGTTATCATTGTCAAGGAAGTTTTGTTTCCTTCCTATCGCATCTTTCGTGTAGTACGGAAGAAACGTATCAGTCGTCTCTACAAGCATACCGTCTTCAAGACGTAAACAATACACTGTTCCATTCTTAAAACTCTTACTTTTTACTATATTCATAATCAATCAAAGTTATAGTTGTCAAAATCATCACTATCTACAGGTATATCATTACCAAAATCCATTGAGTGATACCAGTATTCCATATAATCCATGCTATCCATAATGTTTTAATTTTTATTATTTGTTGATTTGGTGGGAAGCCGGGGAATCGAACCCTAGAAACACATATACATATCATGGCTACTTACCTTTCTTCCCATTTGCCCCGACATATCCTCACGGACGGAACAGGGCTGTTTCTACTCTAAAACTAATACCATGAAAAAACAATATGCTATTATTCTATATAGGCTATTGAAAATTCTTTCGGGATGAATCGTCCTACCGGAATAGGTTTTGCCGATTCTATAGCTGTATGGATTTCCCTCTTTCTGAACTCATGTCCCTTTTCTTTGGCTTGTTTCTCACATTCTTCCTCTTTATTTTTGAGGTAGTGAGTAATAAGCATCATCGCCCTATCAACGTTAAAAGTGTTCACGACAAAAGTTTGAACTCTTTCATCTTCATTTTCTCCATTCATGAAGGTAATTTTCGTCTCAATTTGGTAGAACTTCCTTTCGTCAGGCTTGGATTCTTCATCTTCCTGATTCTCTTCATCCATCTTATCAAGATATTCTTCTGTAGTAATCTCTTCTTTGAGGTAGGCTATCGAATCGTCGTCCACCTTGCGTTCTTTCAAAGTATCGGTGAGAATTACACAGGAATCGAACTCTTTTACCATAGTCAGAGTGAATCCGAACAAATAGTTTAGTTCGATATAGTCTTTCAAGATAAGGCAAGCATTCTCCAACCCTGTTGCGTAAAGCAGGAACTTGCTTTTCTTACCTCCTATTTCCGCTTGGGCAATATGCGGATATAACACATTATTTTCATTCTCGAACGCCAAACGGTTCTGATTGCTGACTTCCACTTCCCTGATACCGTCAGCTTCCATGCTGAAACGAATTTTCGCCAAAATGTCTTGGTCTATCAGCGTACCACGGTCGAAAAGAATTTCATTCCGTTCAATCGTTACTGTTTCACCGGTATCTTCATCAATGAAAGATTCCTCCCATGTTTTGAGGACACGTTTTGCAAGGTACATGTTGAGCATCTTCTTTGGGTCAGATGTCACATACCGGATTTCTGTTTTTCTTGTTTCTATCATAACTAAATAAATTCTTGATTTCTTTGTATTTCCTGCTGGGCGTATATCAGCATTTGATGTTCATTTGCAGCCGGCAGATAGATACCTGCCACTGATGCACTCCAATTACGGAAACGGTCAATACTCAGGGTCATTTCACCTGTTGTCAGTTCGGCAGAACTGCGTAAATAGGTTACTTCATTGCCTTTCTTGTTGACCGTCTTACGTTCAAACAAATCACGGTTGCAAGTCCTCTTATAAAAATCAATTTTTGCTTCATCGAGGCTGCAACCGTATTCACTACCGAAATACCCTAAAAGAAGATGCAAGTAGCTGTTTTGGGCAAGCGTGCGGTTAGGAAGCTTCTTTTTTACTTCCACAACGGCCCGCTCCTTGAACAGTTTATTTACATACTCCTTAAACTTGGGTATTTGGTATTCATTTTTCAAGTCGTATATCATCCATTTCCAAAGATTTTAGTATCGGTTATAAGTGCTCTGTTTTCTTCCAAGAACCGGATAAACTCCTCACAATGATTAGTAAGAATAGGAATATCACGTTCAGGATTGAAAACGTATGTTTCTGTATAGGTATCTACCACATAGCCGCCTTTGTTGAACTCTACAATGTTATACTCAAATGTCCGTACATCAGAACCGTTCTTCATTAAAGCGTATGGATATACTAAATGCTGGTGGTGATCTTTGAACTTTCCCACGGTATAACTACCGGTTGTTTTGATGTCGTGAACACTGGTAGGCATCAGTTCGTCAATCAGACCGTAAACCAATACATTGCCGTATGCAGTCGGAAGGATTGCCTCTACACGTTGCTGCGTCAACGCCCCTTTGTAGTAATTTGCGAACTCACGACAAAGGGATATAGGAAAGACAAATGAACGATTGTTATAAACGGCTTTCAAGGCTATAACCTTTTGCTCGCCATTCCCTATATCAGAATATATCTTTTCTACCTGCACCGTTTCAGATTTCCGGTTCTCAATCATACAATCAATTATCTCCCCAAAACATGTTCCTCTATCAGCTTTTTCGCTATCGAAAGGTACTCTGTTTATCCTATCGATAAGAGATTGTAATTGTTGTTCTCTGAACTCATCTTCATCACATGGGGGATTGTCAGAAAAAGCATAATATTTTTGATATATCTTATCACTGTCTATATAATTCTGATAAGAATCTAACAATGTTGGGTATAGTTTGTAAGATATTTTACTCATTCGCATATCTCCATTTGTAACCACCTGCTGTATGATGACTTTTTCTACCTATACAGCAACTGATAATATTAGCATTATTAATACCCGTTTGTCTTTCAGCCTCTTTAGCACTTTCAAATGTACTTATTGACGTACCATCCTCTCGACACTGAACAACGGCTTTTGACATCTTCGGGTGATTTATTTTCTTTTTGCTAAACCGTTCGTTTCTTGTTCCGTAATTAGCATTATATCTCCATGTGCACCATTCTAAGTTAGAAACAGAGTTATTGCTTTTAACCTCGTCTTTATGATTTACACATGGTAAATTTTGCGGATTAGGAATGAACGTTTCGGCAACAAGTCTATGAAGAGATTTATATTCAACTTGTTGTTGTTTCCATAGTGATATTCGTAAATATCCACTCCATATTTTATTAGGCTTAATTATCTTTCCTGTTATCTTTCTAAAATTACCATACCTGCTTTTAATAAGCCTATCTAAAGAGCGAACTCTACCAAGGGTACTTACTTGATAGAGTCTTTCATAACCTTGAATGTCTTTCCAAATCTCATTAGGCTGCATCTGAATAGGTTTTAGTCTTTTTGTCAAAAATCAACCCCAATTCTTTCGCTTTAGCCGCCAACATCATTGAGGCTTTCATCTTTGAACTTCCCACATGGTTGAAATCATCAATATGGGCGATAAAGTCATTCGCTGAAGCTGCGTCGGCAACTAATTCTAAACAACCTGTTATATCAGATAGCACTTTGTTATATGCTTCTTGTTCAGCCTTTTTTGATTGCAACATAGTAAGATATGGAGCAATAATCCGAGTAGAGATAAAATCATTCTTGGTCGTCGGATTGCCGTTTTTGTCAAGGATGGTAGGTACTTCCATCACTGAAGGCAAGTTACAAGTATTCTTTCCGTCATTCCTTGATGTCGGATCGAAAGTAATAGTACGTCTCTGCACTCCTCTCTCACTCTTCATTTCCAAGTAACCTAACAAATCAAGTTCGGTGACGATGGAGTTGTAGGACTTCTCACGTAAGGCAGGAATAAACACCGTATCATCACCCTCTTTTCTTGTGTCACGATGGGCAACAAAAATGATATGTTTCTTCAGACTTGATAGCGTTCTTGTCATCCAAGAAAATTCAGCATTGATACCGCCCCAATCTCGAATAGATGGCTGCCTGGTTCCACATTTATAAGTGATGATAAAATCCATCATCTTACCAATGGTATCAACCACAATAGTCTGATAAACAGACAAATCTTCTTGCAAAACCAGCTGAACATCATTCCAAGAAGTGACCTGTACAGTGTCAATATTCTCCAAATGAGCCATATTCATACGCTTAACACCGTTGTCAAAATCCAACAACAGAGGCTTTGGTGCACTCAAAGCTACTGTGCTCTTACCCATACCTGCTT